TACTTTCGGTGATGTATCGGTTTTCGATGCTCTCGCGATCTATCGTCTTCCGACTAGGTCTATTACGTACATAAATCGTTAAGGGTTACTCTGTTCTAGTATTCCTTTAGTCGCATGCCTTATCAGTAAGCTTTCCAGAATCGTATCTATAACATTCCTTTCTTCATCGTCTAACGTGTTGATCTTATTTATCCTCATCAACAAGGTTTGATCTTTTGTTGTTTCCCATCTTCCGCACAGTTCATCAATGGATATTTCCAGCTCATTTGCGATTTTGATGAGGTTTTCCATTGTTGGCTGTCCTGCTCCAGATTCGTACTTTTTGTAAGCAGTAAGACTGATTCCCATCACATCTGCCATTTGTTGTTGGGTCATTGATTTTGACTTTCTGTTGGTAACTAACCTGTCTTTAAATTCCATATCAACCTCACATTTTGTTTATTATGTTTCTATTCTATAGCTGTTTTTGTTTACAGTGGTCTTGAAAGTTTGCGTTAGTTTCCTTATGGTAGCTTCATTAGTTACCTTGACAGGTTTTGGAGATACAATGGAAAACGCATCAAAAAGACACTTTGCTTGCTCAGAATGTGGGCAAATCTACACGTCGTTCTTCCATTGTGTTTGTCCGTTCTGTCGAGCTGGCGTTGTTCGTCAGCAAGAGATTGATAGCAACGATATTCACGCTCGTACTTCTTACACTCACGAACATAAACCTAATCGTTATCTCAAGAGAGCAGCGCGCGTTAATCCAGAGTATCTAGGTTCTAAATCTCTTGATATGGACGTTGATTCCGAGTACTTAAACACGTCTACAACCATTGACTGGCTTGCGTTTACCGTCAAGTTGTCAGATTTTCGTCACTGTACAAAATCAGCGCCTTTCTCTGGAATTGCTTTCCCTGACGTTCCTGAACTACCAGCTATGAGAACTAGTAGCGGTCAAGACTTGGAAGATGTAAACGAGTATCGTCGTCGTGTTTATTCCTCGTACTTTGAAAAATGCGTTCTCATCTTTCTCACTAGGGTTCTAGGTTTTACGGTTGGTTGCCTGATTGAATCTAAGTTCAACTTCTACGATAACCACTTCAATATCTATTCGGCCGATGGCCTTGAGTTCTGTGGAAAGGTTGGGGTGGGCGGCTCTAATCAAAGAGATACGATCCACTTTTCTATCAATGCTCAAGGTTGTAAACACCTTTTCACTAAGCGCACTCGTCAATACGTTCACTACTGGCTGTCAAATATTCTCAATGTGACTTTGCTTACTCGCTGTGATTTGGCCTTTGATGACTTCGACGGTATTCATACTTGCAAGAATGTTGAACTGGCTTTTCTTGATGACGGCTTTAAACGTTCTCGCGGTATCTCTCCAACATTCACGAACTCTGACGAATGGCATATCGATGGCGAAGGAAACAAGGTTTATAGCGTCGAAATGAGAAGGATTGGATCTCGTTCTTCGCTGGTTCACTGGCGCATCTATAACAAAAAGCTTGAACAGAAAATCGATAAAGATGGCTTTGTCTGGTATCGCAGCGAGGTTGAATTAAAAAAGGTTTCGGTTGATATCCTCCTTGATATTGATGGCTATTTCTCCGGCCTTAATAACTACGCTAAATCACTTTTCTCTAAGGATGTTGAGCCTAAATCAATGTCCTTTAAATCAAAAAAACGTTGTGCTTGTGAAGTCCTTCAAGCGGCTTATTGGGCTAAACGTCAGTATGGCCGTGTCGTTAATGGCCTTCTGGATTTGTATCACGGTGACTTTGAGAAGGTGGTGTCGTCTTTGGTGCGTGACGACTCTCAATTGTCATTCACTTCAATGCACCAAAAATTAATTAACAGTTTATAGGAGTTCCAAAATGGTCAAGGTCATGGGGTTAGTTAAGCGTCAATATCCAAACGGCAAAAACAACAAGCCATTTTACGAATTGGTCATTCTTCGTTCCATTGAGAATGTTGATACCGAGAATTACAAAAAAGAGGGTCACGGTTTTGATACGGAGGTTCCGTACGGAAAAGATCCTATCAAGATACGTCCAGATTACGCTATTCAATTGCTTTCAACGGGGGCTTTTGTTCCTGAGCGTGAGTATGAATTTCAGCTTGGCTGCAACCCAAATGACGTTTACGAACAATGGGTTGAAAAGCTCATTCCTGTCGATGACGACATCAAAAAGCACTTTCAAGCCTCTTTGAAGTAGGTGACTTATGCCGTATTGCGTCGTCGCTGAGAAAAGCACAAACATCTTAAAACTTAGTGGTCAGAAAGTCTCTGATTGCGACGCACTTGTCGTGATATCAGCTAGTGAATATCACACCTATATCGGGGCTTTGGAATTGTCATCTTCTGAAATTTCAGGGCTTCTATTTTCGGGCTTTGGGCTCGTTATCTTGGGTTACTTATTGGCTGCACCTATTGGTCATGTGATCCGCTTTATCAATAAAATATGAAAGGTACATTCTATGAAAAAACTTATCTCTCAAGCTAAAAAAGCCGTCCTTCTTGCTTCCATTTCTTTGGCTTCTCCGCTGGTTTTCGCTGCGGGTGAAGGGGCGACAAGCCCAGTAGACCAAATTAAAACAGCCGTGTTGGGTGCTCTTGATGGTCTGTCTGCTGTTACTGCTGTGATTTTGGCTGTTGCACCAATTGGTATTGGTATTGCTATTGCATTTAAGGTCTTCGGTAAGTCTAAGCAAGCCGTTAATAAAGCATGATTTTCTTGCTCCATGAGCTAGTTACTGCCATCTGGTTTTTGCTAGGTGGCATGATTGCACTAGCCACAATTCAAGGTTTAAAGGGCGGCTGAGGTCGCCTTTTTTGTAGGTGGTTTTTATGAAGCGACAATTACTTCTATTCGGTCTTATTCTCTGTTCATTTTATGCGGTCGCATCAGCGAGGCTTCAAGTTGCTGAGGCTTTGTTAGCCAGAGAGAGGGCGGTTCAATTTGGCTCCCAAATGTTAAAAGTCGACACTGCTGTGAAAGCTGTCTCTCCTGTCTCTCGTCCGTACTTTGTTACGCCTTCAAACGTATCAATGTCTTCATTTGGAGGTTTCCTTAAAAGTATGTCTACTCAAGAGCCAGTTAAGACTGTATTAGCCGCGCTTGGCTTTGCGGTGTCGGCTGGTAATTGGGAATGGTCTTCTGACTCTAGTGGTGCGCCGAAACAAGGTAGCCTTTACTCCGTTCAGCTCAGTCAGATGCGTTACCCTGGTTATGGTGTTTCTATTCATACGGCTCTTAAAAATACGTTTGCTGAAAATGGTCAGAACTATGGAACAATAGATACGGTTGAGGTTACTCAAGATAATGTTCTTGTTGCAACGACACACAGTGGTTGGCGTTATGTTGGGTCTTGGGTTCATCTCAAGTGCGATAGCGCAACTTCAACGGTAGAAAGCTGTGCTCCTGATTATGTTCCTAGTCAGGCTGATAAAACTATTCCGGATGATGCATTTGCGGGCACACTGGCATCAAGGTTCTCCAGTCTTTCTGATACGCAAAAACAAGCTCTGTTTCAAAATGCTGATGGCTCACTTGCTGACTTGGATTGGCAACCTGAGGCAACAACAGAACCTACCTTTAGTGATGGTCGTCCACTTCCGTCAATTGGTGATCCTTTATGGCAATCTGCGCTTGATTACTCACAAGGGAAAACCGTTCCAGAAGACAAAGCGGCTGACGCTCGTTACTTGGCAGATAATGTGGCCAAGAGCGACCAAACGGTTTTAGAAAAGAACGCTAAAGGTTCTAACGGAGGTGGTACAAAACCCGAAGGTGGTGATGTCGATTTACAGCCTGTTATTGGTGCCATTCAGTCTCTGCAATCCAGTAATTCCAATGAGTTAAAAGCCATTAAAGAACAGCTTAAACAGAATGCCAAATCACCGGACTTAAGCAAGGCCGGAGAGGTAAGTTGTCTTGTTGGTTTGAAGTGTCCATCTTATGTCGACCTCAAGTATGAGAGCGGTTTAAAGGGGCTTCTCGATGACTTTAACACTCAGGTTTCTGCATCTAATCTCCTCAAGTTTCTCGATGGTTTTCGCTTTAGTGGTAATGGGAATGTGACGCCGCCAGTGTGGATTATTGATCTCACCAATGTCGATTTCTTGGGTAAAGGGCTAGGGCATCATGATGTGAGTTTGCCTAGTTATATCTGGTCGTTTATGCGTGCTTGTCTTCTTTTCGGCACGGTGATGGCCTGTCGCAAAATCATCTTTGGGGGTTAACTATGTTTGATTGGATTGTTTCTCTGTTCAATACGTTCGTTGAGTTTCTTGGCCGTTTGATAAATACCTTGGTTGTCATGCTCACGAACTTGGGGCTAGGGGGCGTGGATGTACTTCTTACGTTTGTTATCTCTTTGATTAACGGTTTAGGTTCGTTGCTGTCTCCCATTGATTTAAAACCGTATCTCAGCATGTTACCTGCCGAGGCTATCGATATCATGTCTCTCGTTGGTTTTCCTCAAGCTATAACGATGATCATCTCTGCGGTATCGGTGCGTTTTCTCCTTCAGCTTATTCCATTTGTAAGGTTGGGTTCGTAACATGATTAATCTCATTATGGGGCGACCGGGCGGCGGAAAAAGCTATGAAGCAGTGGTCTATCATGTGTTGCCTAATATTAAAGATGGTCGCAAGGTCATCACCAATTTACCTTTGAATATGGAAGCACTTATCGCTGTTTTTGGTGAGAAGGTTTCCGAACTCATCGAGGTTAAGTCCTTTGATTTGCATGACTATGGCAATGATAATAGGCCGTTTTCTAGCCCCAATGATTACAAGGATGAGTGGAGAAACGAACGGGGACAAGCACCGCTTTATATCATCGATGAGGCTCATATGATTCTTGGCAATCAGGCCAAAAAGGATCTTCTAGAATTCTATTCAATGCACCGGCATTTTGGTATCGACATCACTCTGTTAACACAGTCAGATAGAAAGCTTCACCGTGATATTCGAGATATGATTGAGATTGTGTATCGGTGTATCAAAAACACAGCTCTAGGCTCTAACAAAACGTATACGAAAAAGGTCAAAATGGGCTTGCGTGGTGATGTGGTGAACACTGAGCAACGAACCTATGAAAAGCAGTATTTCAAGCTTTATCAAAGTCATACTGCGTCCAACTCTGCTGTGTCTGAGGCTCAAGCAAAGGATGTTCGTCCTTTATGGCGTTCTAAAATGGCGTGTGCTCTGTATGTTTTTATCATTCTTTCGGTTGTTGGCTTGGTTAATGTTTTTAGTCAGGATAGCTTGCTAGGTTCGCCAGCTACACCAACAGAGTCAATTCAGACGATAGAATCCATACAAGTTTCTACGGAGGTTCAAGAGCCAGAATTCTATGAACATCCTTTAGGTGACTTTAATTTCTTAGTGACAGGGTTTTCAGAGTCTTTGGTTTACGTGAGCAATCAAATTGATCCATCAAAGTCTTTGCGAGAATACTATTTTCAGCTTTCACAGGGTGACTATCAAATGAATGTGACAACAGGCCAGCTTCGAAGTCTCGGCTATCAAGTTGAGCCTATTAATGATTGCTTCGCTCGTATTCGTTTTCAGAAGTTCGAGCAGTTGGTGACGTGCGCATCAAAACAAAAGCAAGTGATTGAAGAGTTTAATCCAGTAGCAAACGCATCTCTGCCTATATAG